GGAATGGCATGATAAGAAAAGGCGATGATGTCAGAGAGCACCCAACCCAAAAGCCGCTAGGTGTTATGAAATGGTGTATCACGCACCTACCAGACGACACAAATACAATCCTAGACCCCTTCATGGGGTCAGGCACAACTGGTGTTGCTTGCGCTGAAATGGGCAGAAAATTCATTGGCATAGAACTTGACGAAGAGTATTTTGACATAGCCTGTAAAAGAATTGAAGACGCCTATCGCCAAGGTGATCTTTTTTTATAAAAACCTGTTGACATGATAAACTATTGTCTATAAGATATAGTTATAGATAGAGAAAACTATAGGAGATAGGAATGGGAATAAAAGACAATATAAAGCTTCTTGAGAAGGCAGTTGACGAAATTCTTAAGGAGGTTAGGGACGGTAATTGCGACACAGATTCTATTGAGTTCGCTATGGATGACGTTGGTTGTTATGAAATTTACCAAATTATTAACAAATTATTTTCAAGCAAAAAAGCTGTAGCATATGCTTGCATAAGTCATCTATATCAAGAAATACATTACTATGAATCTCTTCTTGAAGACGGAAAACAAAGCGACAAAGACGCTGAAAAATACGGCACTGAACGCGATCAAGTAAATTCAGATTATTATGCAAGTCGATAGGAGATAAAAATGACAGAACTAGATAAATTCCACCAAGAGAACATTAAGAAAAACGGGAAACTACATACTGACACGGGGCCATCTGGATTGGTGACATGCCTTGTATGCTTAGCTTTGGTTCTAGCCACTTTAGGCGCGTTCCAGATTGCTGTTTTAATTTACTTAGGATATTTATAGGGTTTATGGGGCGGGTCTGCCCTACATTATAGCGTTGACCATGCGCGGTTTCGGAGTGTAGGTGCAAGAGGTGAAAAACCGCCCCACCATTAACAAAGAAAGCATTGACCACCTAGGAAGAAATAGCTATATATAGATAAATAGATGCTTGCAAACACACACATGTTTTCTAACTTTGGCGCGCCTCTATCTCCACTATCTATACACAAGACGCGCCCGCCCCAGATTTTCGAATTTGGGGCTTCTTTTTTATTGACATGATAAACAATGGTATATAGTATATACACTATAAACAACAGGGAGATAAGATAATGGAAACAGGTTTATATAAAATTGAAGTCGATGGCTCGGATTATGGCTGGCCAACATTCAGAAGCAAGAAAGACGCTATAGCTACAGCAAAATGCATGACCATTGCTGATAATGTGGCACGAAGTTCTGATGTCTATGCACATTATTTCAACAGCAGAGAAATTAAAGTCTGGGATAGCACAGAATGCGATTATATCTTTGATAGTTCAGAATGGGATGGTGAGTAATGCTACAACACTTAAAAAACATGGACAGACGCGTTTATAACCGCCTTAATATTAAACAGCTGATCTTAGGAAATGAGATTGCGCGCTGTTATAAGCTTGATGCCCAGCAACAATTAGCGCATGGACTAACTGCAGATGAACGCGCGTCATTAACAAATTATCATGATTGGTTGTTTAGCTTGCCAAAAAAGCTCGATGGATTAAACGGGTATTCTGGTGATATTATTAGCGTTCTATTAGGAAATGCGACATTAACATCTATTGATAGAAAAATGGTCGCTAGTAACGGCACATCAAGAGATTTTCTGTATGCTATGATTGACATGTATGAAGATTATGTGTCATTCACATGGTTACAACACCAAGGAAAGATCCATTTTAATCGCACAATTAAGAGAAAGGACACACTAAGAGAAGTCGCTTTAGTTAGTCATGGCAAAAAGAAAATTAAGGAAATCCCGATTATGAATGAATCTGTTTCCGAATTGCTGTTAGAAATTGATATGAAGCTGGAGGGCATGAATGCAAAACGAGCATAAAAACCCAATGCCGATAGCGTGCTTTGGCATTATGAACGATATTGAACAAGATAATCCCGCTTTACACGAAAAATGGGATCTGTTAGAGGTGCAGTCAAAAGAGAAATATTGCAAAATGGCCGAAGCCCTTGGCGGTAGTAATCTGGAATTAATAGGCGCTGATGAATTTCCAAATAAATTTATTGCTATTTACAGCGATGGATCGGGCGCATCGATTTTGCAGAGAAAATGCGATCACTATTTTATCTTTGCGTGCGATGAAGATCAGACACCTTGCACAGTTGAAGATATCCAAGACGCAGGTTTTTGCTTTTTTATTGCCCTGCCTGATAATTTTGATATTTTTATGAGCAGTAAAACAGACTAAAAATGCACGAAATTACTTGCGGCATGATTTGATTACTGTTATGATGTAAGAACTTTAGGAGAGACCTTTTAACGGTTCAGAGGCTTTGGCTAGGTCAGATTAGATTACAAAGTGAACGATTAGCATTGATTATTCCTTTCTCGGGTTAAAATTAATGTTGGTCATAGAATACGATGGCGTAGAGTTGCACCTCCATCGCCAAACATAAGATCTCTCTCTTGGGACGCAAGGCCACCTTAATCGGTGGCCTTTGCTATTTATGCCCCAAATCAAATAAAACAAAACTATGCCATCAAGCACATAAAAACCCGAACGGGATTAATCGCGCATTTTAAAACATTATGCGATCATAAAAGAACCGTTCGGGGCGGTATAAAACAACCTATTCACAAAATGTGATAAGAGTGCTACCATATAAGACATGTAAAACAATTGGGGAGTTTTATATGACTTACATTCCAAGTATGCCTGAAAATAGTGAAGAATCTATTAAGCTTCTGCATTGGTTTGAGGATCACAATTGCAGCAATTACAAGGCAGCGAGGATATGCGGTGTCCATGAAAAGACCGTTAGGCGGTGGAAAGCAAGGGCGCATAAAATATTAAAAGGCAGTAAGCCAATATCATCTGGTGAAATCAAGCCGTTTACACACAAAAGCAAGCGTCTATCTGGCAAGCGTTATCTATTCACATCAGCGCAAAACAACACCGACATTCACGAAGACTTCTATAAATCATTACTAAACTTCTGCAAGCATAAAAACGCAGAACTAATTATCGGGAAATTCACATACAATCAAAATGGATTCCAGAACCTAACAAAAGAAGATGACGGCCTTTGGTATCACCCAGATGTGCTGAAACATGACCGCTCAGAGCGTTTAACCATATGTGATGACCTAGAGTGGTGCGGAGAGGCTAACATCCTTCCTACAGCCGTTAATCCGCTTTCTGGCTATGACGGTTACACCAAACAATCATCAGGAATATTTCCACACACCAAAATCATGATGAAGAGCCTGGCAACGCTAAAGCATGAAGATGCAAAAATGCTTTACACAACCGGCACAATCACGAAAAGAAACTATATTGCAAAGAAAGCAGGTCAAAAAGCAGATTTCGACCATTGCTTTGGCGCGTTATATGTAGAAATAGACAGCGATGGCGACTGGTTCGCACGTCAAATTCGTGCCGATGATGATGGCTCATTCTATGACCTGACCGAGTTATTCGCCCCAGATGGCGTTTCAGGCGGTCATGAGGTTGAAGCGATAAACTGGGGTGATATCCATGTCGAGAAGCTAGACGGCGTTATCAGCGAGGGCGCATGGTACGGCAAAGACAGCATGTTAAACACGTTAAAACCACGTCATCAGTTCTTGCACGATGTTTCCGATTTCGAACCACGCAATCACCACAATATCAACGATCCGCATTTTTTAGCCAGACAGCATTTTAACGGTATAAACAATGTTGAAAGCGCGTTAAAACTTGTCTCTAATTTCATTAAAAGTGTTGAACGGCCATATTGTAAAACTGTTATTGTTGACAGCAATCATGATGCTGCTTTATTAAAATGGCTATCAACAGCATGCGTGAAAAGAGATCCAGAGAACGCCAGATTTTACCATGAGGCGAGTGCAGAAGTTTACAAGGCCATCGAGAACAATGAAAAATTCAATGTGTTTGAGTGGGTGCTTAAGCGGCATAATGATTTAGATAATGCGATATTCCTTGAAACAGATGAAATCTATAGGATATGCGGAAACATTGAATGTAGTCAGCATGGCCATAGAGGCGCAAATGGCGCAAGAGGTAATCCACGATCATATGTCGGTTATAAAGCCAATACAGGCCACACGCATTCAGCAGGTATTATTTCGGGTGTTTATACAGCTGGTGTTTCAGGTTCTCTGGATATGGGTTATAATCAGGGTATGTCGGCATGGTCACATTCACACATCCTGACCTACAAAAACGGCAAGCGGGCTATCATCACTATGAGAAAAGGAAAATGGCATGCATAGCAGAATCAGAGATAATCTATTAATGGAGCTGGCAGAATTTGATTTCTTTGAATATTACTATATGGATGATTTAAAAAATGCATGGGCCAATGAAAACTTTGACAAGGTTGATGAATTACTATGCACCGCCCTTGATGAAATGATCGGCGTAAAGGAAGCCATGAAATACGGACGCGCGAAAAAGCGTAAAAAGTAATCAATCACACCCAATAGGCTCTTTATCCGTAAATTTCCAGTTGCAAAATTCCGCGCCTGATTGATTATGGTTTTTAATGCTTTCTTTTAGCTGTCTTGATGCGTTCTTAATATCACTATCACACATGCTGATTTTATCAGTCCAAGAACATTCACTAGCGGTTGTTTGACAGCCAGTCATCAAGCTCGTCATTAGACATGCCATGAGTATCATTTTCAATTTCTTGGCGTTCTTCTCTTGCTTTTTCATTTTTTTCTAGCCTTTTCTTTTTTTCCGCATCCGCTCCAGATTTGCGAATAAAAAAAGCCCCAAATAACCACGCTAACGGCTTTATGAGGCTTTGTATTAAACTAATAACAGCTTGGGGCATTATTCACCTGTTGGCGCTTCTGTGGCACTATCAATGATGATCTGCGCAGCCTCAATGATTGGATCGGCCAATTCTGGCTTATAAGCAATAATCAAACCCATAACTGCAGCAATGACTTTCTTTTTATTGGCTTTAACCCAAGTAATAATTTTTTCCATGTTGTTCTCCTTAAATTAATTTAAACGCCTTTTCCCAGACTTCTTTTTCGTACCAATATTCAGGAAATCCTGTTCTTGGATATCCGTTCTCATGGACTGTAATAGACTGAACAAGCGCAATCATTAAATCCATGTTATCTATAATAGCATGCCCATGAATATCAACCAATGATAAACCAGCATCAGGTTTCACGTCTAATTTTCTAGCAACGTTATTAACATATGATTCCGTGTCGTTCTCATGTGGTGGGGCCCAACGGTTAATAATTTCCCGAACTGTCATTAATCCGTATTTTTTCTGATATGTGATGATGATTTTCATCATGGCGCGGATGCCATATTCTGGCTTCATGAATACGCAAAAACGGCTGTCTGATGACTGGTCAAGCTTTAAGCCTTTCCATGATGTTGTATTGCGCTCGATATTGCCAGGATTGTTATTTCTGATTCCGCGTGGTAGTTTTAGTTTTGTTACATTATCAGGCATTGGTTTTGCTCCTGATAAACTCTTTAGTAATTTCGTTAGATTCTTTAGAAACGCGATTAGATTCTTTAACGACATTGTTCATCTCCAGAACATTTTTATTCATTTCCACAACAGTGCCGTTAAACATTTCAGAGGTATCTCTTATTTGCGTCATTAGTGCAGTTCGTTCTTCTGAATTTCGCTTTTCTCTTGCTTCCATATGTTTAAGTAAACGTATCATAGAAAACAACCCAACCCCAAGCACCGCCCCAAGAGCACCTGAATCCGCTAAAATCTTTAAAATTGCACCTTCCAAAACAAACTCCCCAAATTATATTAACATTATATAATATTTAGCATAATTATGTCGGTATTGTATAGCCATAAATATCCAGGACACCAGATTCGAATGAGCCTGATGACATTAATAATCGCAATCCTTCGATAGTTCCGCCTGTGTTATGATAACCAACTCCATGCAATTGTCTAGGATCTGCCGCAGATCCACCTTCGCAGTATTCACCCTCAAACTCTATAAAATGACGATCACTTTTAAGTGGATTACTTACCATCATACGCACAACACTCTGATTGTCCGATGTTGTTCCCGGCTCTATATTGGTGTATATCCTAGATACAAGGCCACTCGGACCACCACTATCGTTGGCGTTCGTCATGATTTCATTGTATGCATATGCGTATTGAGTGGTTGGAATAGACCCACCAGTTTCAATAAACTGTATCTGCAAAATGGCGCCGCTAGTCGTTCCCCTAAAATCAGATAACACCAAATAATAATTGTCATATTCAGACGTGAAGATAGCCCCTGTGTCATGCGGTTCTGATGATAGCGTCTGTCTAGCAATCGGCACTAAACCACCGCCAGCTGCACTACTTGCGCCAGATGTAATCTGGAAATCAGTACCGTTGTAAACAATGCGATAAATACCACCATTCACAATATCGCCAGCCTCAACAGCGTCAATCGTTGCGTCCTTAATATTCAGCTTTTTAACAGACTTCGCACCAAGTGAGTTTACATTCATAGTAACCGCACCTGTATTCGTTGCCGTGGCGATAAATTCAAAAGCCTGACCAACAGCATAGGCGGCAGGTGTTTTAGGCACTGTGATTGTAAGGGCGTTCGTACCCGTTGCAGAACTATATTGATAACGCTGATTCATAACATCAAACTGATTAGGGATCTGAATACCGCCAACGGTTAAACCGTCATGCATAGCCAAGCGATTATCAGTCGTGTTAATATCTAATTCACGTGACACTAGCGTTCTAGCTTCCTGTGTGGCTCTAATATTACCGCGGATCTGTACCTGTGTTGTCATATTATTTCCCCTTCTTAAATTTTCTAGCTTCTTCACGTGTAGCAAATTCATGACGATCTCCAGCATCATCATAAATAGCAAAAACCTCAACGGCGATTTCACGTGTTTTATATTCAGCTTCAATCATAACTTGACGCATGATATCCTGCTTTTCTTCTCGCAGATTTCCGTTTTCATCTTCAACGGTGCGAACCGTCTTTTTCCCAGTCGGCTTATATTCCATGCTTGCAGGTTTCACGCACTCAACAAATTCACGTGTTACCGTTTCCGCAATAATTTCATTTTTCTTAGTCATTATAGCTCCCAATCCTCTGATGTAGCGGTGTCATTTTCCCAGTCTGTGTTATTTCTAGGCAAGGTTTCGTTTTCCCAATCTTCTGTATTCGTTGTGATAGACGTACCGACCAAGAACCCTGTAAGCGTTGTAGGCTGTGATCTAACACCTAGTCTATTATAAGCATAAATCCGAACATCGTAAAGTGTGTCTGGTTTCAGTACCGTCAATTCCATTTCCGTTACACTACCATCAACCCGACCAGCGGAGATATATGTGCTATCTGCGCTTGCCTTATATTCAATCTCATACCAACCACCAGACAACACATACTGATCATCGCTAAGATCCCATGACGCGCGGATTTTATAAACGCGGTCAAAGTTCTGCGTAAATGTCGGCATACTATCAAGCGAGAACCCTGAAACAACAACAACGTCAAACGGATTCCAAAGGCTTGTATTCGGCGCGGGATCAACAGCAGTTTCTTCGCCATTATTCCAGTCATAAACAGCGCTCGCATTTTCACGGCATGTCATGTTAATAACAGGCGTTCCATCCTCGGAATTAAGCGACCATTCCATGACTTCAAACACTTTATTATTCCAGCCATAGCGATCAACGCTGAAATAGAAATTATCACCAACAGCCAATTTAAAAGCGGTCAGTTTAAAGCTTGCTGAGAATATAATCTCTTGGCGCATGCGTTCTAGTGATATTTTAGCAATCCTCTGCGCTGTATGTGGACGTTGGGTAAATGGTAAATCCAGATTTTTCTTAATAACGCGTCCGTCTTCTGTCTGATATGTAGAGTTCTTAATAATCGGATAATCAGCAGGATTTCCGTCATTCAATGGCGATGTGTAAACCCCCTGAATGCTGTTAAAGCGATCTCTTGCGCTAATGAGTGATGAAACCTTAATAGAGCTAACAACATCGGATAAATCTAACGACACAGACGGTGTGTTATATGCACCTGGCTTGATAGACCATAGACCACCAGAATAGATCGCCTTGCCAGCCATTGAGCGGATAATCTCTTCTAAGTTGCTACCCAATTCAGTTGTGGATTTCAAAACACCGCCACCATGATAGCGAGGCTCTGCGTTCTTAGTGATCGTGCCAGTCGTGCCAGATGTTAGGCTGATATAAGTTCCTGCTTGCGCATTGGCTAAACTAGTCGCAAGGCCAATTCTCGGCGTTCCTTTTCGCTGATATGCGATTACATAGTAATTAGTCGCAGCCGATAAACCGCCGACAGTTCCGCTTGTTAATTGAACCCGATCTCCAGTCTGTACCGTTAATCTATCAGCATCAATAGTCAGCAGGTTCAGCGATGTGTCTACCTCGGTAAAGTCCTGATTGATATTCGTTGTGGTTACAAATTCATCGCACAAGTTAGCCGTTGCGTTAATATCTGTTTCGTTAATATCATCTTGCGCTGTTTCAAAGCCATATTGGCTATCAGTAAGATAATCATTAACCATTAATCCGATGTTAGAGCTATAACGTGTCGTATCATCTCTTGTGTCGAAAAGCTTTTTACCCTTAATCCAAGCCGACATATTAGGGATCCCAGTTGGGAATTTATCGCGATCCCATTCAAGGCGCACATAGATATAGGCAATACCTCGCAATCTGTGATTGCTTGTCCATTCTGGAATCTCTGAAACCATGTCACTATCGGCTGTCTGGCTATCGCTTCCAAGGTGCTTTTTAATGCGGATGACATCTTCATAGCGTCCAGAATTTACTGTGCCATCGCCATCAAGCATATCGGTGGTTATAGATTCCTCACCGATTAAGATTTCGCCGATTTCCTCGATCTCATGACCAGCAAGGGCAATTGCCATATGAAGGTATTTGTTCTGATTTGTCAGGCCGACATAAACAACGGGTCCAGACTCTCTTGACTCACCGTAAACAATTCTTCGTTCCGTCACTGGCTGTCTAAACTGTTGTGTTGATCCTGATGTTTTAAATGCAGCGAAGGAGCTTGATTCACCACCACCTAGCGCGCCAGTTAGAACAGAACCAACAGCGGCGGTCAGTGTACCTGCTACAAAGGCGGTCACGCTGAATTTAACCGCAAGCGTACCAGCAAGCAAAGAACCTGTAGTTGTAAGGCCAGCCGATAAACCAGCGGCAATAATAGGTGCAGCAGCAGGCATTTATTCAACCCTCCAAGCAATCATTTTTTCATTAACATCGGTCATGACTAGACCTTTCCCAAAACTTTTAAAAACAGCTTTACCGCCCCAGATAACACCAAAGGTTTTACCGCCTTCTAACTTATATAATACCACATCTCCGCGCTGGGCAAAATGAGGATTTACGCGGTCAAAGTGCAAGTCCATAATAGCTGTGATTGTTCTTCTGTGTTGCTTGATAAGCTTATAAGCATCTTCTTTAGTGCTGTACGCCCCTCGGATAGTGTCTGGATCGCCTGATTTCTTCTTAGACATAGGATCAACGCCACAAACAAGCTTGCAAGCATTGGACGCAAATATAAGACAATCCATTTTCCCCCATTTAAAAAGGCGACCGCTTGTCTTTTCCAGATATTTAGATAATTTATTTTCCCAGCCTTGCAATCTCATGTAGCTGCCCCCCATGGCAGTTCAATATCTTGCGATGTCGCAACGAAATCCAAACCTTCATCGCTGGCATAAACAGAACGCTGATCTTCTTGCGTGTATCTGGATTCCTTAGCACGTTTCAAGACAATCAAATCACCCTCACATGAAATTACAACACCAGCGGTTTCGCCGTCATCGCGCCATTCTAATCCGTCAATTTTTCCAGAAAAAACTTTATAAGGATCAGCAATTAAGTTTCCATCGCTATCAAGAACGGCGAACCATGCTGTTATCGGACGGTAAAATGTATCTTCATTCTGTGCAATCGAAATAATCGCGCCATCAACACCTGATAATTCAAATGTAACACCACTAGCTGATAATGTTTGAGATTCCTCAATCGGTGACATTTCCACAAGATCACCAGAACCCACATAAGTATCAGAGTTCCAAATAAGCTCGCCATATCCAGTCCATAGATTTAAATCACCGCTGTCAAATTCAGCTTTAAATATTAAAATAGGGCTTAGGCTGTCGCTATCTGTTTCAGTCTGTAATCCTGATGTGATGTCACGTGCCATTTAGAGCGACTCCATACAATTGAAATCTAAAAGATAAAACTTGTTAATGTCCATATCAATTATAGGCTCTTCTGTTAGTTTAAACAACCCCTTGCAATTGGAAACAGTTACCGCTGCGCTATCAGAAGGGCTAGTTCGCAATGATGGGTAAATATTGATTGTCGCCTCACCTGATCCGTCTGTGTCCACGTCATCAAGAACACGATGTAATCTTGTATCTGCACCTGTGCCAAGCTGAATCCAGTCACCTGCTTTAAGCCATCCTGTTACGCTTGCAGTCGCGCCTTTAATATCTAGGCTATCACCTGTTTGAGATCCACCATCAACAAGCGGTGTACCTGTCGCGACCCCTCTTGGCGTTGCTTCTGGTACTGGCAATAAAAACGTTCCCTTCTTGCCTTTCAGCTTTAAAATAAACGCGATATAATCGCCTGCCGTTTCCCTATTCATTGCAGGCAAGGAAGCATTTACTTCCCACATCTCACCGCCAAAATCATATACCTGTTGTGAGAAATCAAAAGGGCTTTGAGAACTTGAAACTGCATTAACGCCACGGATTGAGAAACCGCTTAAATAAATGCTACTTGGAAAATCAATCGGATATGTAACAGCCATTATATTCCTCTCCCTCTTGAATCTGCGTCTTTAACGCTTGAAACCGCAATAGATGGGACTTCCTTACGCAATTGTTCAACCTGTTTTATCGCGTTGGCAATTTTCTGCTCCACGCCTGCACTCGCACCCCTTGCGTCAATATTGTAAACAGCACCGCCACCGCCATTGATAGAGTTACGCATTTTATTAGATTGCTGCGCAGTTAAAACCGTTTCGCCCTTGTGCAAGCGCGCTGTCATGTCTCTTGGCACGTCCTTAATACCTGTGGCAAAGCTTCCCTCTGCGCCACCAAATATACCGCCAAACGCCCCACCGATCGCATTAGCAAGCGGATTGATAATAGCCTTTTTCAGAGCAACCTTGGCAATATCTTTCGCAAGGTCTTTCAAAACATCGCTTAGTTTCTTGCCCTCGTTAACAGCAGCATCAAAAGCATCCTCGAATGAATCCCCAAGATCCTCGTATGTGTCGTCAAGCTCTTCTGTCAGTTCTTTCTGAACGCCAAGCTCTTCATTCTGTCGTCTGATCTGCTCGATCTGTTCATCGATCTGCTTAGTCTGTTCAGCAGTTAGCTCGATGCCTTTAGCTTTCAATTCCGCTTCGATTTCAGCACGTTTTAAAGCTGCGTCAATGATTTCTGATTTCTGGCCATAAAGATCAAGCTGGATTCTGACTTCATCACTTTCACGTTTCAAGCCATCAAGAACCTTGTCGAATTCTGTTGTGTCTCCAGTCGTTCCACCCGTTCCGCTAGGCTTAATTTCGCCACGATCAATCTTGCCAAAATTATCCAGACTAGCTTCGAGTTCTGTAATCGCTGATTGTACGTTATTTTTAAGGTTTTCAACATCCTTTGCAGAGGAATCAATACCAAGAGCGGATCCAAGTTCACGCGATTTTCTGAAAAGGAAATTCTCACCTTCTAGCGTTTTCTGAATGCGATCTAATGTTTTCAATTCTTGAATATACGCCTGAATACGTGCCTTTGTATCTTCTGTGATTGCCTTGCGCATATCACCGCTTGCCAGAATATAGCTGTCAGCCTTTGATCTGAAAGCAGTCATAGACTCATTAAGCTTTACCTGTGAATCCTTGGCGGCATTAGTTGATTTCGCCCATAGGTAATAACTCGCAATCGCAGCAACGCCGATGGGACCACCGATTAAGGCAAGACCTCTTGAAACAAGACCAAGCGCACCTGCGAGGGTTGTCTGTGCAACGGCTGCTGTACTTGAAACTCCCGCCATTCTCGCCACTGCAACAGTAACACCTGTTGCCTGTAATGCGTTGGCCGCAAAGGCTGCTGCTGTCGCTGTTAGGGATGTTAATAGTCTACTAGCTACCACAACGGCAAGACCACCCACAGCAAGAGATAGATTTCCCAGATTGTCAGCAAGGGCGGTAATACCAAAAGCTAGTGATGAAACGCCATTATTCGCAAGGTCGCTCTGCCCGATTAAGCGCAAGAACGCATTGTCAAGACGTTGCATAGCCTTTCCAACTGTGTTTGGAATGCCCTCAACAGCCTCGTTAATTCGCTCGCTTCCACTTACTAAAGCTTTAGCAATAAGATCAAATGACAATTGGCCATCAGCTGCGAATTGTTTAATTGACTTACCGCCCGTGTCTAAGTTCTCTTGCAGAATTTTAATAAAGAAGGCGTTTTGATCTGCAAAGGTCTGGATCTCTTGTCCAACGGCTTTAAAGTCACTAGATGCCGCTTGTCCGAATTGCTGGAAGAATGTCGCTGCCCCTGCAGCGTTCGTGCCACTAACAAGCAGTGTTTTAGAAAGCAGGTCTGTAATCTGCGTTAGGTCATTCTCTTTTTTCTGAACATCGTTAAGGGATAGTGATAGGCGTGAATATGCGTCAATCACATCTTTCAGAGGCGCAGCGTTCTTCTGTGAGATATTAAACAGATCATTCTGAATTTTAACAAGATCACCCACGCCATCAGTCGCAACGGCCAAGCGTCCAGAAAGTTCTTTATATGTGTCTGAATATTTAACGACCTTGCTAACAGAAAATGCACTCGCGGCAATGCCAGCAAAAGAAACAAGTTCCGCTTTTAAAAATCCGATTGTTCTATTCGTGTTAGTGATACGTGAGTTTAAACGGTCAAAAGAGCGTCCATTTTTCGTGAGATTGCTATCAAGCGATGAAGAAAAACGACCAAGAACAGTAGAGGCTTTTTTCATACCACTTTCAAAGCGTGTGGTATTCGCATAAAGATCGGCGGATAATTTAGCTACTTGAACCATCTGTCTCTAAAACCTCTTTTTTGTACCGCTTGGAATAAGCTTTTAACCATCCCATTATAGCACCTTCATCAACAGATTTCGAAGGCTTTTTGTAACTAGACATGAATTTTTCAAGCTTGGGGAAATTCTTGCCGCTCGCACCAGATAAAAGCGCATTGTGCCACATCATCCAAGCGGCGCTATCATGCTCTTTATTTTTCCTAGAGCGATAGCCCTCTAAGCATTTAAAAAATTGCCAAGGGGTCAACACCCAAAATTCAGAAGGTGTCAACCCGATTTCATAGGCAATTTTAAGGCTTTCAGCTATGTCGTCTTTTTTGGCTTTTTTTTAGATTCTTTGACAATGTTTTTAGCTTCATCAATCATCTTTTTACCTTCTTCAACGCCATGCTGGGCATAAACGAAAGCCTCAACGATACAATCAGACACATAACCGATTGGTGGAGATGCAGCCATAATATCGTCTAAAGTGATATCTGGATGGTGTTTAGAAAGGCCAATAACAAGCGTTTCAGCGATCTGGTCAATGCTGAATGTGTTTACATCCGCATTATTGCCAAATTTGCTCTGGAACTCTGAAATAGCGCGCCAGTCATAAACAATCTTGTAAGTTTTTTCACCAAGTTTAATCGGCACTTCGCCTAAGTATTTATTCATTTAAATCAACCCCTGTTTTTTTATGCGAATGTTACATCACCAGAAATACGGATAGCAAAAGAGCCGTCCACTTTAGCATCAACACCACCTGTCAATGGATTTGATTGCACAAAACCTTGGAAAGTAGCTGTTGAAGCGTCAGAGAATGTCACTTTAAAGTCCTGAATGTCACCAGATACCTTAGCAGAGCGCATAGCCTGTTGACCTGCATCGCTTGGCAGGTGGTTACAGTCTAGCGTGCCAGTACCGAAATCCTGCAAGCCCATTAAGAACTCTTTAGCAGTTGATTGAAGGTGTGTTACATCAATCTCATTCGCCTGACCGTCAAAAAGTGAGAAGTTAGTGATCTCTTTAACTTCTGTATATGTTAAGGGTGAGTCAGCGTTGCCGATCTCGAATTTAAAGCCCTGTGTTACAATTGCTTCTGCCATTTTATTACCTTTGCTTATAAGTTACCAAAAAAGTCGCGAAGTTCCTATAAAGGAACGGTTCATCCGTCTGATCAAAAACATCACTTTCATTTTGTAATGAAATGCCTTCGATGTCAACGAAATCTTGTGGACTGTCACTGCCATATGAAACGCGACCTGAATAGCCGTCTAGCGTTTCCTCAAGCTCTGCCCTAAGTTCTTTTGCCGATAAATAGTCATTGGAATAGCAATCAACCTGAATAGTCGCCTGGGCAATTCCGCTAGGATTATTAATCGAACGAAATCTATCAGAATCTACTGTCTGATAAATAATAAAATCCCCTTGCACGTTCTGCGGTGCTTTCATCGCATAAACTTTACCACTCGCAAGAGCTGCGATTAGTGTATAAAATCCACGCTCAACAATTTTTAAAGCCATGCAATTACCTATTCAGTTTATCTAACTCTTTATTAATACCGACTTTCAGACGTTCGCTTAATTTCTTAACCATAGCGCCCTCGGCACGTCTAAACGCCTTTCCGAAAAACGGTCTAGCTGGTTGATAGCGTGTGCCAAGCTCATAAAACAGCGACCAAAACGCATTACCAGTATCAACCCTAGCGGCCTTTTCACCACGTGCAACACGTCTTAAACGCTTTACTTTCAGCTCTTTCCACAATGGTTTGTAACCGTATTTCTTCTGTACTGTAGAGCGCTCTTTACCCCTTGGTGCTGATCGTTTAATCTCTTTACGACCTTCACGGACTGCGCTAGTAACAGCGGCTTGTAAAACACGTCTTTCAACATTCTTTGGAAGCTGCGTTAATGTTTTGTTAAGCTCTTCAAAGCCACCTAGTCTAATATCAATCATTCAGCCCCCAAGCATTCACAATGAAGCCACATATATCCTTCACGCCTTGCAGATCGATCCAGATAAACAATATTATAATCCTGACCATCAATCTGCACACGCCATTTAACATTCACATCAGAACGATATCGGATTTGGACGCGGATCTGTTCTTCTGCGTTCACTCGACCAGCTTCAAAAGCTTCCGTTCCTTTTCTGGAAACAACACGCCCCCAAACAGTCGCAACAGTTGAATAATCCTGTGTCAATGAACCGTATTCATTAACCTCTGTAAGTTCCTGCAATGTAATACGCTCGTCTAGCTTTCCAATTTGCACTTAACTCGCTCCCAAAAATAACCGCTTGCGATTTCGTCTGGTGAATACTGGCAATGCGCCAATTTAACAGCCCAATCACGCCTGTCTGGTCTAATTATATCAAAGCAATCATGACTTGTCACCTGATAAGCCATAGAGCCTCGATCAAAACTAAGGTTCGGTATGCCGTTAATAACGGAATCCACGCCCGTGTTGGAATTATAAGCAACAGTCAGGAATGCATTGTCTAAAACGCTATCTAAGCCACCACCAATTTTTGGTATATTCGGATTAAAATTCGCTCTCTGCGTGTGTGGATGTGTTCTGAAAAACACATCTTTACCATGCACTCGATAAAGTTCTTTTGCTGTCCGCTCGTAAAAATCCGTTAAATTCTTACCTCGCAATGACATATCACCCATCACTTGGCCCATAATAACGATATAATCACCGCCTTTTTTCCATGGTTTCAGTTCGAAATTATCGAAAAATCTGTTTTTATCTGGATTATCTGGCAAGCAAAAATCTGCGCGTCCGTTTAAGCCATTCCAGCCTATCGATGTCCATTCAAAGCGGTCACCAAGATACCCGCGCTCAAAAACAAGCACGTTGTGACCTTTAGATTTATATTCTTCACCCTTGCGCCACCCCCAGCATATAACATTCTTGTTTCTTGGACTGTTAGTAACTTCAAAATCAACGCCATGCGCCTTTAAGCCATCAAATAGCCCGAACTTCTCCAATAAATCACCAGCAACAACACTAATCATAGAACATCCCTTAAATCTGCCTTTTCAAAGCATTCCAAGCGCGTTTTTCGTGTGCAATTCACAATCTTAGTCTGAATTAATGGAGCAGCACGATTGAAATTCTCAATCCAACGCTTAAAATTAGATCCACGCTGTAAACCGCCTTTATGATCCCCGAACCAATGCGATTTATGATCAAATCCCATGTCATAACCAAGCAAAATTATCTCGTCAAACCCCATTAAATCGGCCATATTCAGAACCTGAAACCCACTATTGCCACCTGTGGCAATAACGCCATCTTCAACTGACCAGTCAAGCCTTGGTTTATAATCGATCACATTAACGCCATATTTCGCATGAGTTTCTGGTGATAAACTCCACAATTCCCCCTTAAAGCTATACTTAACATCGTTAAAATGAAGATCCCACCAAGGCGTGTCGCAGGAATATAGATAATCAGCCCATGGCGCAAGCTTATAACCATCGCTAACGATAAAAACAGTCGCTTTTCCCTTGCAATAATCAACATCCTCTTGCGTTAGGCTCTCACCCGATGCAATGCAGACCGCTTTATTCAATGAGGCTTTCAAGTTCAAAACTCCCCTTGGCGATTACATACTTCTTAGAAGATTCCGTGATTGTTAGCTGGAAACCATAAAACCCAGCCTGATCAAGTTCAGAAGTATCAATCTCAACCTGTCTTACGTTTCCAGTCGTGCTTGGATATTCCTGTGAGATAACCGATGTGGTAACGCCATAATATGCAACGTCAAACGATACAACGCCATCAAAATCAGACGCATCGCCACCGCTTCCAAACTTGTGGAAATCTAAACGGATAACATCTTCATATGTTGCCTTGAATTTCTCAACATAATTAAGATTGCTGTCAGTCACCTTAAATTTTTTAACAATCATATTCCGATATCCACTCTATAAGGGTATAACAAACTTGAAACTGCGCGGTTTTCGTTTAGCTCTTTTTCACTCGCTGCTTCTCGGTTCTCGTAAAGGTCAGAAACAATCAGCAGAATAGCAGAAATGATAGGTGCAGGCGTTGTGACAGGGCTATCCAAAGAGCCGGGAATGGTTCTGTTCAAGAAATTCTCAACAGATCCCTCGGCAGCGTCAATATAGGTCTGGATAAGGTTATCCTCTTCGCTTTGGTCTACCCTTAGATGTGATTTTGCCTGACTTAGACTTACGATCGACATTTTGCTTCACCTCTTTTTTATCTTCAACGATTTCCGCAACACCAGCAGAAATATATTTTTCAGCCGTTTTCTTGTCTGTTTCAACTTCTTTTGTGACGTAAACATTTCCGAAAACTGGGCTTGTAAATTCTTTAATAAACTTGATTTTCACAGATAAGTCCTTTCAAAAAAATAGCATAGGGGCAGATAAACCGCCCCTATACCATCAGGGGTTGACCTTAGACAGTCAAGTCACCAGCTTGAACTGATGCTGGGCGTAAAGATGCCAACGCGCCACGGTTTTCCGCGCGTACTGTTAGCAAGTTTTTCTCTACATCATCTTCGTTTTGGTTGAAGATTTCAACAGTCGTACCTTGGCGGTTAAATACCATGTACGCAATGTCGAATGCACCAACAATCGCTTTACCGGCTGTCACGTTGTTAGACAACACAACAGGCAAGCCCCACAATTGAGGACCCATAATGCCAGCAGGATTACCAACGATATAACGATCGTCGGCAGAACCAACTTTCAAGCGTTCGATTGCATGCCAGTCAGCAGGGTTCATCATGATTGCAGTCGCTGCATAGTCAGCCAAAGCAACTTTTTCAATCATACGGTTCAAGCTATCCAAGGCATTTTCACCAGTTGTCGCACTAAACGCAGTGTGATTTCCTGATGTTAAAATACCAGAGATGTTTTGGCCTGTACCGTTACCCTTAATGATCTGCTCATCATAGCGCAATTCAACACCATAACGCATACGCGCGTCAATGTATGACGCAAGCATAGGAGCATCATCAAGAACCTGTTTAGACACCTTGATTGTGTGAGCGATTGTAGCAATCGGAGTTGTCACGCTCTCAAATGTCAATACAGATTCAGGCTTTTGTGCGCCCTCGGCTGTTTCAGCTGCGTTATTAGTGAATAGCAATTCACGCGCATATGTAACAGCGTTTGAAGATGTAACACCGCTTGGCAATACGTCACGCACACGCAAGGCGCGGAATGCACCCGGCACGATGCCGTTCATGCGATCTTCTGGGACAAGCGTATCGCTATTTACAGGCGGAGAACCCTCTTGACCTGTAATTGTGTTAGCTTGAACGCGCATTTTAGTTAGGTCGCCAGCTGCGAACTGTTTAAATGCATCAGATTTAATCACAGATTGACCAAGTGTTTCAGGGGCAGCTTTACCAGCCATCACATCAGCACCTAGTTTTTGCTCCATGTCAATAATTGACGCAGAGATTTTAGACAGTTTTTCAGCAGATGCATCAGCTTTTTGCAAAGCTTCAACTGCGTCATTACCTGTTTTTTCGACAGCATCTTTAAGATGTGCCATTGTTTTTTGGTTTTCAACCGCCGCTGCATCAACGGACGCTTGAATTTGTTCTACAAGAACAACTGGATCTTTTTCAGACATATAAGTCTCCTCTTTTAAGATCGTTTAAGCTTGTCATTCAAAGCACTCAATGCCTTAAACAACTCTTCGTTTACAGCGCTCGGCGTGTCATCAGCAGCGCTCGGCGTACTGGTTAAATCTTTAATTAATTCTCTGCGCTCTGAACGGCTCATTCCAGAGCGGGCAAGCGCAATATCAACCTTTTTCAGGCTGGAATTGTTCACATTGTCCTGATCTTCTTCAAGGCCGTCATTGCCCATTAGACCAGAGACAAAACCTAGATCAACCGCTTCTTTACCGCTAATCCAAGTTTCTTTATCCATCATCTTAGCAACTTTTTTCTCGTCAATGCCTGTTTTTTCTGCATACAGCGATTTCATGCTTTCATCGAATTTCCCAAGAACATCAGAAGATTCTTGCATGTCGTGACGGTTACCCATGCAAACGCACCAAGCGTTATGGATCATCAAGAAACCCTCTTTAGCGATCTCGACATCATCGCTTGCCATGGCAATCACAGAAGCAGCACTAGCAGCCAAACCGACAACGCGGATTTTAACATTACCCTCATAATCTTTTAACAGCGTATGAATTGATAAACCCTCGAAAAAGTCACCGCCTGGTGAATTGATATTTACAACTACATCCTCGCCCTTGGCGTTTCGTAAAACACTAGAAACAAGCTTTGCTGTCATGCCTAGCCCCGTCCAAGGATCAACGCCGATCTGATCGTAAATATTGATCGTGTTTTTATCATCGTCAGCCTTAGCCACAATTTCAGGCTTCCAAAGTTCCAATGCTTTTACATTTAGATCGTAAGATAAATTCATATTTAAACCTCTTTCTGGTCGCTTCTTAATCCCGATTTAAGTGGCAACATCTGCTGCTGCATAAATAATTCATCACCGCCATCTTTAGGCTGCATGCCCTCTGTTTCTCTAAACTCGTTAGGTGTAATCAATCCACCTTGTACGCCTTCTTTACCTGTCTTGATGCGCTCGGCAATATCAGGGCGCAACAAGGCGTTAAAATCAAACTCAATGTCATATTCTAACTGATCTTCAACGCTTAGTAAATTCGCTTTCATGCTGGCTTCTAAACGCTCAAGCAACGGGCGCAAATTCAGCTTATAGAAACCCTGCACAATCTGCTCTACACCGCTTCCCCATGTCGTGCTTGCTGTGGAATCATTAACCAAAACGCTAGGAACGCCAAAGAAGCGGCAGATATCCTCAATCTGGAAACGTCTGGAGGCAAGCAGTTCAATATCCTGCGGTGACAGCGAAATCTGTTGATACTTCATGCCAGCTTCTAAAACGAATAAGCGATTTGAATTACCCTCGCTCATTTCAGAGAAATTTGCCTTTACCTGCTTGCGCTGTTCAGCAGAGATCACCTCGTCAATCGTTAAAACGCCAGAGGGCTTACCGCCATTGTTATAAATCTTCGTTGTCGTCTTTTCAGCAGCGGACGCAATGCCGAGGCTGGTTCGGGCATATTCCAAGGTGGAAAGGCCAATAATACCATTGCCGAACTGCTTATTATGCCAAATGTTATCTGATGCATAGACGTTAACATTCTTTCCGTCCGAATATTCATAAACAACTGCGCCACCAGATAACAAGGTAACATCCATCTGTTGAGACATTAGCGGAATAAGCGATGTAATCTCGCCAACACCATTTCTTTGAATACGTGAATAGGAATTACCAAGCAACACATACTGATAAACAAGCGTTTCAAAAAATTCTTGGCGTGTCTGCCATCGGTTTACCTTACGGTCAAAAAGCTTGCTCAAATAGTGGTCAGGATCTTTCGCCCGAACGCCAGTCTTGCGGTCAATTTTATACACATTAACAGGCAAGCTTCCAACGCTTTCAGCCATTAACTTAGTGCAAGCCCAGACTGCGGACAACTGCATAGCGGTATCCATAGTAACAGGCACAGCGGATTCCGTTCCAACAGATGGCGAACCATCCTGAATACCCTCTTGCCTGTTTCCTGCGCCTGTAAAGAAGGTCGCTAAATGTTTGATCAATCCCATTTAAAAGCCTATGTATTTTTTTACACAACTATCATTATATAACTAAAATTAGCATAGTTCAACGGCATATTATACAATAATCGGATCGTTAATAAACGCATCAATGTCCATCTTTTCTTCGTGCTTACGCTCGGCAATACCGCAAGCCATAGCAAGAGCCTGAAACCCATCAATCCGCTTAGATGTCTTGGCCTTATCAAGCTTCCGATCCCCTGCTGGGTTCACAGTTACAATCGCAGAGCCAGCGCACATATTCATGACTGGATTATTATCATGTTTCATCTTTCCGTTCAAAACAAGGCTTTCAACAGCATCAAGAGCAGGTGACATATCCTTAAACCCCTGCCCCCAATCCACAAGCGGCAGGTCAATATCTAAACGCTCTAGCTCTTTCTTCATTACATCCATGCGATAGCGGTCATAGGCCACCGCCACAAGATTAGCCTCGTCATTAACAAAGCCCATCTCTGTAGCAACAAACTCATAGTCCACAGTTGCGCCAGGCGTTGTCTTTAAATGCCCCTGATTTACCCAAACATCATACGGCGATCTATCACGCTTCGCACGTTCATGGAGGCCATCGCTCGGAGTCCATAACTGCGGATAAACATACCAAGCGCCCTTATATAACCCAACGCAGACAAACGCCGTCAAATCCGTTCTCTTAGACAAATCAAGACCACCATAAACTTCTTCACAATCAGAAATAGGCGGTTTTCTATCAACGATACAGCTATCCCATGTAGACTTTGCCACAAAAGGATTGTGCTTAGAAACACGCTGATTTAAATATAAATTCCTGAAACTATTTTCAAAGCTTTTCATGCGGTGCGCATCATGCGCCATGTTTTTCATATCTTCATAGTTTCTAAAAACACCCAAGGCGGGGTTCGACTGATACCAGCCCTTTTCATCGAGTAAGTCTAAAGATTCATCAGCTTCATATAGGTGGCATATCTTCTGCGGATCTTCACCTGTCAAAGCGTCATCAATCCAAATGGATAGCAAGTCATTATCACTCGCCGCTTGTGTGGAAATAACTATTCTTAATGGTTCATCATGCGCCCCTTGCGAGGTCACAACCGCATCAATAAAATCATCCGATGGGCCAACAACCTGGCCAGTTTCATCCAAAATCAACAGTAACGGAGATCCACCCATATTGGTTTTACCGTCTTTAGCCAATGCCATATATTCAACATTCATAGGCAGGCCGAAAATCTGCTTTTTACTCGGCACAACTCTGGTAAGTTTCTGCAATTCAGGATTTAAGTTAATCATTTTAGACATGGCCTTGAATACCAAGCCAGCATTTTCTTTTGACATCGCACCAGACGAAATCTGAGAATTAAGCTTCGCCTCTGGGCCTACAGTGTGCGCCATGCCTATGCATGCAATTATCGCCGTTTTTCCATTTTTCCTCCCCATTGACAAAACACCAACGCGTGTTTTATGAGGATTATCATAAACATCTAAAATAAATTTTTTCTGGAAATCTAACAGCTTTATTGGCTTTCCAACCAGTGGCCCCTCAGGCACAAGGCAGAATTTCTCAATAAATGCAATGACGCGTTCACCCCTTGTCATATCACCGCCTTAGTTTGGTCGTGCAATAAGATCGTCAACATCATCAAGCTGTCCTGATAACGTGCCTTTTTTCTGCTTGGCAGCATCACGATTATCACCAGACTTCGCGCGCGCGTGTAAAGCCAATGAGCGGCGCAAAGAGAGAATGTCACCAGTCAATGATTTCACCACTCGCATTCGTGGGTTCTCAACAGTCGTTCCATTTTGGCGTTCCGTGATATACCCCTCTTTGTTCAATGATTTCTGTTGTTCATTTAAATCGCAAATCGTACGGGCAAGAACGCAGACAATCTCAAGCTGGTGATTAGTCCATTCTGACTTTGCAAATTCTGCAATCACGTTGTCAAAATAGATTCTATATTTTTCTTCAAGCTCGATATGCTCTGGAGGTTCGATATTTGTGAAAGATGCCTGCGCTACTTTTACGCTTTCCGATATGCTGTCAGTTCTTTTTTTTCTGCTCATGTCATTTCCCCTGTGAAATTGGGGTTAGATTTTAAAGAAAAGGGGGGGTCGTGTCTAACGCTCGATGACAGTTCTACTTTTCTCATGCCCCCCTGCCATATATCTAACCACACATTAAGAATAAAATAATCTAGCTATCTAGGCAAGCAAATTTTTAAAGCCTCTGTACAGGTCTTGAAATCGTTTTAAACGTCCCATCCGTCCAATCCAGTAACAGGCACGTCCTTTCCGTTCTCCATTCTTTGCTTGGCGCTTGCGTGGCATGGCGTGCAGAGTGGCTGCCAGTTTGATCTATCCCAGAATAGAGTGAGGTCGTTCTTATGCGGAATGATATGATCCACAACATCGGCTGGTGTTATCTCGCCTTGCTCTTTACAGAATACACATAATGGATTGTGCTTTAGGAATACAATCCTAGCGTTTCGCCACTTAGCGCTGTTGTATAATCTCTTTTGGTTTGGCAATTGTTATTCCTTTGTTTAATGGTGGGGCGGTAATTTTTGAAACCACGTTAAAACAATAACGTCCGCCCCATAAGGCAATTAATTAGCCGGCTTAAACCCATCCGCATATAATGCTGGGTATTTCTTAGCACCTTTCTTTTTCAGGTGCTCTTGAATAAGTTTTTCGCGCTCTTCATCTGGTATTGGCGGTAGCGGATCACCTCGGTAATACTGCCACATTGTCTTTTGCTTAATCTTGTCCTGATTTACTATTTGCGCTTTTGATCGCTTTTTCATCACTATCCCCTTTGATGATTAATCTTGGTGCAGGCGGTGGCGGTTAAAACAAGTTGTCGTTCATTACTACCTATCCCGATCGCCACAACCTGTATCTATGATTATGCACAAAAGAACATGCGTGTAAATAGTTTATTTCTATTTTCTTTCTTTTAATTCACGATCAATCTGTTTAATTAACTGCTCGCAAGATGGCTTTAAAACACAGACAAGAACCTGGTGCATTGTATCAGCATTGAAATGCCTGCGCAGGTTCTCGCTGTGCTGTTTGATTGAGTGGACTGTCAGATTAAGATTTTCAGCCATCTCTTTCTGTGATTTTCCTTGAAGATACAGTTTAAGCACCTCCAGCTGTCTTTCTTTTAGAATTTTAGTTTTCATTTTTACATCCTTTCTCGATGATTTCCATTGTCCACAGCTTTGGATCTGCTGTTTTGTCCGTCTGTTGTTTGATTCCAACAATCATAGCATGTTGTTGTTTTAATCTTCCGTCTATCACTACCAGCATTGTAAAGACAAGAAAGAAGCCAAGCACGATTAAATCTTTTGACATCTATTCATTCTCCTGTGGTGGTGTTGGTAGGGGTTTCCAGTGGGTTGGCGTCGGCACTTCATAGTCGCCATCAAGCCACAAACCATCTTCATATTCCCCACAATATACATCTTTAAAGTTGAAGGTTAATATAATCCTTTTACCCTTTGGCGCAGTCTCAATAGGTTGCCACCCATCACCCTTTTCAAGCTCTGCGATGCGCTCTTTAAGTTTCTTGTTTTCTTCATACATGGCTTTGATGGCTGGGCGTGAATTGGCGGCCTTTTCTATAAACTTGCCGTTATCCTCGTATTCAGGCAATGAAAAAACATTGACAATAATAGGTTCAAAAGGTTCAAGCGGTGATGTTATTGCTCTCAATCGTTCGCTATAACGCCAAGTAACATCGCGCGCTTTCTCACCCGCTTCAATCAGCTCTTTAATTTCTTTTTCGTAGGTCATTTTCATCCCTCCTTAATTCTAAATATATGAATGTATTTTGTGCGTTTATGATTTTCTTCAAATGTACACCCCTCATATGAAATCGCTCCATCCCATATCTCATAGCCATAAAATATCTCTCTGAATTTTTCTATTGCTGCCTCCATGCATTTTGGAAAATTGTGGAGAGTTTTAGTTTCAACTTTGATAATAGCCTCACCATCATCCTCATCTCCTATCTTTACAGCGACAACTAATGATATATCTCCCATCTATTTCTCTCCCTTTGCTTTTGTGTTTTCTGTCATTTTACACCTCTAATATCCAATTCAAACAAACGAACCTTTTCAATCTTGTTTCCACGAAAAGGATTATAGTCCTCTCTGACATTTCTATTTCCATGAAAAGATAATGCTGGTTCATCGCTGTGATAATAACCGTCTTCTTGATTGAAGATAAAATTAATCCGTTGTTGAACGTGATCGCTTTCATAGTTGATAAAAAACCTATCAATAGCGGCGTCATATTCTGCTAAAAACACATTGTCCCAATCATCAACGCATAAATAATGCTTGCAATGTTTAAGGCTTAAACCTGGGTCTTTAATTGAATAAAAATCACTCATTTGCTTACTCTCCCTTTGCTTTTTCTAATGCTTTTTGTGCATGGAAGAAACAACGCAGTCCTGTCTTTTGATTGTTTGTTGTTTCTATATCTTTTACCAATCCGTCCAAAGCATCGATAAATTGCGCCTTGGTTGGATCTTCTGCTCTGGTGTTCCAGTCTTGTTTTGCTTTCCTTGGGTTGCTTCTTGGTTTCAATTTTGCACCGCAACGATCCCTACGACACTCAACGTGGAAAAATTCTTGCCCCGAGCCATTATAGTGCGGTGAATAATATTTTCTAAATATTGGCTTACCTTTACCACAAAATGGGCATGGCTTTAGTTCTGTTTCTTGTGTCATCTCAAATCACCCCATACAAACAATATTTTTTGATTGCGTCTTTGCCGTGTTTTTCGGTTACGGTTTTGATGGCTCTTTTGGCATCTTTTATGCCATTGAAATAAACCGCGCTAGGGCTTTGCCTGTGTTGAGACGTAAACACTTTAACCGTGCATTCAAAATGACACCAAACTAAAAATGACTTATCCTGATCTTCATTATCCCAATCAGGCACAAACCCACCAGCCAATTCTTTTAGCATTGTGTGGACTTTGCGGTTTTGGGCTATTTGTTCTGCTTGTTCTTGGGTTTTGTAGATACCGAGTTCTTTTGCGTTTTTATCCCAACTCTGATCTTGCCACCTGTCATAATTAACAGTACCATCAGCACCAATGTGATAATAAATTTCACCATTCTCAGGCCATGGCTTTTCTTCTTCTGGCTGATTATTAACAACCGCATTAATGAGCTGTTCAAATGTCACTCCAGCGTCATCTAACGAATTTGCAAATTGTGTGAACGCCTCAACTGCATATTTTGCTTTATTTGTCACCCCTATCTCCTTTTATTAATTTACCTAACCTAACTCTATAGACATTCGTTTAATGCGTCAAGTAAAAAAAAGGGCGGTTTTTTATTCACCGCCCATATAGTCATTAACCATTTTATTGATTAGTCATTAAATTTATAAACTTTTTCAACCTTGATTGTTTTACCTGTATGCGCTTCGAAAGCTTTTGCGACCGCGCCATCATCAGCTGCACTTGTTGAGATTGTTCCTGCTACGATGGCAGGGATAACGAATTTTGCAACGATTGCTGGTAACATAATAATTTCCTTTTCTTCTAAGTTATGGCGAAGCACCATGCCCGCCGTTAATGTGTATAATATAACTGTATATACTTTTGTTTAATGTGTCAACAATAAAACAGCAAAAAGCGCAAAAAAATCAAGACTACATTCAGGTTACAAACAAATGTACCCTGATTTACCTTTATATTACAGGCACTTAACCAAAAAAAAGGGCAAAAAACTACAAATAGGTGCGCATCTTTCCTATAGGGCATAAAAAATCTGGACATTTGGACAAACTTTCTGAAAATGTCCAGATGTCCAGAAATATATAAAATATAAAAAAGTTTGTAATATAAATGTAGTAAATAGGGGTAAATATAGGTTAAGCCATTGATTTTAAAGGATAATTCAGGGTACATTTTGACTACATTTTGACTACATTTTACTACATTTGGTATTATAATACCCTACTTTATTTAACATATTCGTGTCCAAGCTCTTTTGTCATAATAATCATGGACGCTAAAAGTTAATTTTTCAAAAAGCTGTATTGACATGGCATAAAGTTTATGTTTTGATTGTTTTCGTAAAGATAGGGAGTTACAAACACATGAATTTTATCCAAGAATTTATTGAACATATGCAGTCTAGCGGTTGGGGGCCACTAAAGGAATCCGAGATCATTCCCGATGACGTTAAAAGACGCTATGCCGTGATAGGCGATAAAGGCGGTAAGAAATCCGCAGTCTATCAGCTGCGACTAGATGGTGATTTTGCTTGCGGATGGTATCACTCATTTAAAGAAGGTGTCACACATAAATGGCACAGTAAAAGCAAGCGTAAAATTTCAGATGAAGAGCGCAAAGAAATCCATAGAAAAATCGATGCCCAGAGAAAAAAGCAAGAGCGCGAAATTAAAAAAGGATATGAAAAAGCGGCAAGGATTGCTGTAAAAAGATGGGCGACATGCACGAATAAAGGAACGACAGAATACCTGGAACGCAAGAAAATAGAATTACTATGCGCGCGTATTTATAAAGACAGCGTTTATGTGCCGATGTATTTTGATAATAAGATTGTTAATTTACAGAAAATCTACCCAGATGGGCGCAAGCGGTTTATTAAGTACGGGATTAAGCAGGGCTGTTATGGGTTTATTGCATCGGCTGATGATGATAAATCGGTAATATATATATGTGAGGGATATGCCACCGCCCAAAGTGTGAGATATGCATGCGTGAATAATCCCGTGATTATTGCATTTGATGCTGGGAATTTACAGCCTGTTGCGGAAAAGATCCGTTTGAAATATCCAGATGCTAAGATTGTGATTTGCGCTGACAATGACCAGTGGACGAAAAAGCCAGATGGCACTGCATGGAATCCAGGTCTTGAGAAAGCGCGCAAGGCAGCGGCGGTTATTAGAGCGTTTTGCATCTGGCCAGAGGTTTCAGCAGACGATCCCCACAGAACGACAGATTTTAATGATGTTCATTGTAATTATGGTATTGAGCAGGTGAGAGATCGCCTTGATAGTGTCGGGGATGTTCAGAATATCACAGAAAGCGATGCCTCGCAGGTGATACCATTAAGTGCCTATGATGAAGATGAAGGCCACATTCCAACGAAAAGGGATTTAGGGGAGACTGTCGAGCAGAACTGGCAGAGCATGGTGATTGAAGATAAATATGGCAATCTGAAATCTAGTTCTATGCACAATATGAAGATACTGTTGGAATATCACCCAGAATTTAAAGGTATGTTTGCGTATGATGAATTTGCCCATCAGATGATGCTAGTGCGATGCCCACCATGGGAAAAGGAGTCGGAATTTCGGGTGCAACGTGTGAATGATACGGTAATAACAGAGATGTCTATGGCGTTTGAGTGTCATGGCCTGTCATCAAGTGTGGATAAAACATTTAAGGCGGTTCAGGTGGCTTGTAAGAAAAATGCGATCCACCCAGCAAGGGAATATATCAGCAAGCTTGAATGGGATGGTGTGCCACGCCTTGATAGATGGTTGAAGACCTATGCGGGTTGTGTTGATGCACCGGATGAATATTTGGATTTTGTCGGAACTAAGTGGTTGGTCGCTGCGGTGAAGCGTGTGTTTGAACCTGGTTGTAAGTTTGATCACATTCTTGTGTTTGAAGGAAATCAGGGGATCGGTAAGTCAACGTTGCTGAAAGAATTGGCGACATTTGAAGATGAAAGCTATTTCAATGACGATCTAAGCATTACAGACATCGGCGACAAGGATATGATTATGAAGATCCAAGGCGCTATGATTTTGGAGATTCCTGAAATGCAGGGGTTTAATAAGAAAGATGATACTGAGATTAAGAAATGGATCACGGTTCAGGTTGATGAATGCCGCCTACCCTATGGTCGCACGATTGAATATTTCCCACGGCAGTTTGTGATTGGCGCTTCAACGAATGAATATGACTATCTGCGTGATATGACGGGTAACCGCCGATATTGGCCTGTGTTGGCGACTAAGATTGATATTGATAAGCTTAGAGAAGATAGATTACAGCTATGGGCGGAGGCGCTGACACACTATAGAGATGGGATGTATATTGGCCCAACGCATGAAGAGGCTGAAATGGCCAAGGCTGAACAGGCGAAAAGACTGAAAGAGGACATCTGGGAAGAAGCGATCATGCATGCGGTTGATGAACTGAATGATAAGAGAATGCCTGTTAAGGTGAATAGTATTTTACAGGCGCTTGGCGTGGATTTGAAAGATCGAAATGTGCTGAATAAAAAACGTGTTGAGAATGTTCTGAAAAAAGGAGGGTATGAGCAGAAAGTTCGGAAGTTCGGTGAGGAGAATAAATCTCATAGATGTTGGATTAAATAAGATGGTTATTTCACTATGGGATCACCAGCGCGAGTTATATGATGCTGTGCGCTTGGAAATGGCAAGGGGTTATAAGCGGATTTTGGTTCGTGCTGAAACAGGGTTCGGTAAGACCAGGCTTGCAGGCGCTATGATTGAAGCGGCGCTGTCTAAGGGATTAAAGGCTGGATTTGTTGTACCACGGAAGGAGCTGCGCAGACAGACAAGCGAGAGTTTCACGGACTTGGGGGTTTCACACAGCAGTATTGCCTCTGGAATGCACTATAATCCGTTCGCTGATGCGTATATTTGCACAGCTGGAACGCTACACACGAAGCTGGATAGGTTAGAGCCTAGCATTGTGTTTATTGACGAAGCCCACTTTGGGAATGCGCAGATCGGCAAGATCATTGATTATTATGCTGACAAGGGGTGCTGGATTATTGGGTTGACTGCCACGCCTAAGAAAATGGACGGAACGCCATTGGCGCAATGGTTTGACGTGATGGTTCAGGGTAAAGATATGCGGTGGCTGATTGATCACGGTTATTTATCTGACTATAGATTGTTTCAGCCCTCGATGCCTGATTTGTCTGGTGTGAAGTTTGATAAAAACAAGGGCGATTATAACGGGGCGCAACTGAAAAAGCGCATGGAGCAGGACAGAAAGATCATCGGCGACGCTGTGAAACACTATCGGGATCTGGCCATGGGTCGGTTGAATATGGCATTCACGACATCGGTTAAACACAGTAACATTCTGGCCGAGGGTTTCAGGAGTGCAGGCATCCCAGCGGTTCACATGGACGGTGACACTAAGGAAGCAGATAGGAAAAAGATTGCTAGGGCGTTCGCTAAGAGAGAGATCCTCGTGCTATGCACTGTTGACCTTTGCCTGTTTGGTTATGACTTGGCAAGCGCGGCAGGAATGCCTGCAACGGTGGAATGTTTAAGCGACCTACGACCGACTGGATCGCTGCCTTTACAGATGCAAAAATGGGGGCGTGGGTTAAGAAAGAAAAAGGATGACTGTATTATTCTGGATCACGCTGGGAATAGTTTTCACAAGAATGGCCAGCGAAACCACGGATTTCCATGTGATGAACGTGAATGGTCACTATTGGGTGAGACGATCAATCACACAGGCGAGAAGGGGGTTGCAACGAAGCAGTGTGAGAAATGCTTTTTTGTATATGCACCAGCTAAGGAATGCCCGAACTGCGGTCACGTAAACGCCACCCAAGAGCGCGAGGTGACGATGGAAGATGGCACGTTGCAAGAGATTAAGCGTGATAGTCGCAGAGAGCAGGAAGATGTTTATAACTATTATTATAAGAAAGCTGTTGAGCAAGGGTTTAAGAACCCATCACTATTTGCGAAGAACGCTGTATTGGCTAAGAAAAAAGGGAGTTTATAATTATGACTAAGGAAATTAATATTCAGAATACAGCGCGCAAGGAAGCGTCTAAGGAATTGGATATGCGCCTGTTTAATAATCCGCGTGGCCTAGCCTATAAGAAGAACGGCGAGCCTGTGAAATATGGACTTGGCCCGAATGGTGCGAGCGATACGATAGGATTCACGGTTGTGGAGATCACACCAGAGATGATTGGGCGTAAGCTTGCGATATTTACAGCGATTGAATTTAAAAGAGACCGTAAAGAGGTGGATAAGTGGTTTAAAAGCTCTGGAAAGCGTGAAGTTCAACAGCGCGGATTTGTGGATGCTGTGAATGCACAAGGCGGGATTTCAGGGGTTGCCTGTGAGACTGTAGATTTGAGAAAAATATTAGATAAGTTCTTGACAGGGTGATAAACATTAGTATATTGTTTAACTAGAAAAGGAGATAGGAATGAAAAGAATAACAATCACCCCAGACAACGAAGAACACTGGCTAAAGTTGCGAGATGAAGATATCACATCCACAATGATGTCCGCGCTGTTTGACGTGTCGCCATATAACACGCGTTTTGATATTTATCATAATAAAAAGAACGGCGTGGAATTGCCTTTTAAGATGAATGAGCGGATTGAAATTGGTAGTCGCATGGAAGAGTTCGCAGGGCATGAGGTGCTGATAAAACATGGCTGGGAAGGTCACCTGTTTAAAGATTATATCCGCATCCCAGAGTTGAAAATGGGTTCAAGTTTTGACTTTGAAGTTATCTGCCCAGAGCGCGGTAAAGGTATCTTAGAGATAAAAGCGGTTGATTATTTTCAATACAAGGAAAAATGGGAAGAGGACGAAGCCCCACCGCATATTGAAATCCAGTTGCAACATCAATTAATGGTAGCTGGCCCCGAGTATAAATGGGGCGTGATTGCCGTCTGGACAGGTATTTATGACCACCATCTGATTATTCGGGAACGTGATGAAGAAATGATGAAAGTCTTAGAAGCTGAAACAAAGAAATTCTGGAAACAGGTTGAGGACGGTGAAGAGCCAGATATCGACCTTTACAGAGATTGTGATTTAGTTGTAAAATTATGCGATGGAGATCAGGATATTGATCTAAGCGACAATGAAAACTTGCTGATGAAATATCACAGATTGAACCGTGAAGTTAAAGAAGCACAGAAAGAATTGAAAGAGACTAAAACACAGATCGCCAACGTCATGAGATTAGAGAATGCCAAACATGGTTTTTCTAAAGATTATGAAGTGAAGGTTATCACAGTTAAAGACACCCCAGCCACGTTAATCACAGCGGACATGGTTGGAAATGAAATCGGTGGTCGTGATGGCTATAACAGAATTGCTGTAAAATATATAGGAGATAAAAAATGAGTGATAAAAAAAATACACTACCAGCAAAAATTAAAAAGATGGACGGAGAGTTTAAAGCTGCCCTTCCAGATCACATTGCATCGGAACGATTTACACGGAATGCAATTACAGCGATTAACAGCGACCCGAATTTGTTGCAGGAGAATGTCGATCATAAGAGCGTTATTAAATGCTTGATGACAGCTGCCCAGCAAGGTCTGTTAATTGACGGTCGTGAAGCTGCGATTGTTACATATAACAACAATAAAACGGGCATGAAGGAAGCGACATATATCCCAATGACTGAGGGTATTATGAAGCTTGTGCGCAATAGCGGAGATGTTTCTGTAATTAGTATTCACGTTGTAAAAGAGAATGACGTGTTTGATTATGAGTTAGGTGATAATGAACGCCTATCCCATAAACCTGCCCTTAAAGAGCGTGGAGCAACGATTGGTGCGTATAGCATTGTGAAGCTTAAAGATGGTGGTATCTCACGCGAGTGGATGGATGTTGACCAGATTAACGCAATTCGAGACCGCAAGAAATTTGTTAATCCTGTTTGGAAATCAGATTATGACGAGATGGCGCGTAAAACTGTATTTCGCCGTCATGCCAAGCGATTGCCAAAATCAACGGATCTTGAGAATATCTTGGAAGCAGAAGACGCGCGCGACAATGGAGATTTTGAACGTGTTTCACGCAATGTAGAGCCAGAAGCACCAACGGAAAAGACTGAAAAGAAACAGACCGCTGCACAGAAAGCTGTAAAGGCAAAAGCAGAAACACCAGAGCATGATGAAGACGGCGTGATTGACGCTGACTTTACGGAATTACCAGTATAAGAAAGGGGAAATAATGAACAGAGTCACGTTAATTGGGAATCTCGGGAACGACCCAGAGATTAGAGCAATGCAGAACGGTAAAGAGGTGGTTAATTTTACAGTTGCCACGTCTGAGAAATGGAAAGATAAAGCCACAGGAGAAAAGAAAGAAGCGACAGAATGGCATCGGATTTGCATTTTTAATCCTGGCTTGGTTGAAGTCTGTAAGAATTATCTAAACAAGGGCCAAAAGGTTTTGATTGAAGGTGCTGTAAAGACACGTAAATGGCAGGATCAGGATGGAAACGATAAATACACAACAGAGATTGTCCTAAGTGGTTTTGATAGCAAGCTGTTAATGCTTGGCGGTAAATCCGAAGGCGCACAGCAACAGCCACAATCAACAGCCCCAGCAATGGGTGCGAGTTACGATCCACAGAAAGACCAGAAGAATCACGGTGCGCCACCACCTGCTGATGATTTCGAGGATGAAATACCTTTTAACTGAGCCCAGCGGTGGGGGCATAAAGTAACCACCGCATTTTTTTAACAGGGGAGATAGATATGAAACAAATAACCAACATTAAAGAATTGAGCGATGTAAGATTTGATCTTAAAACACGCTTAGAAAAAGAACACGACATGAAGAACCATCCAAAAGCAGACGCATTATTTCGCGTTGCTTGGAAGCATGGCTGGGGCAAGCATGCCAGCTTAAAAGAAGTTGAAAACTGTTACATTGATTTTGCGGATTTGGTTTAGGGGATAAAAATGACATACAAAAGAAAAGAGATCATCGGCGATTGCACGCTTTATTTAGGGGACTGCCAAGAGGTGATGAAGGATATTGATAAAGTTGATGCTGTGGTTACAGACCCGCCTTATGGGATTGATGTTATTGAAAAAACATATCAAAACAAAAAGAAAAGACCGGGTAAAAGTAAAGCTGATAAAACAAACTGGTCAAGAACACAAACATGGGATAAAAAGCCACCAGAACAAGAAGTTATAAATAAAATATTAGACATCTCAAATCATCAAATCATATTTGGCGGCAATTATTTTCACCTACCTCCAACAAAATGTTGGCTTATTTGGGATAAGCAAAACGGAAGTAATGACTTTGCTGATTGCGAAATGGCATGGACAAACCTGAATAAGGCCGTAAGAAAAATTGAATGGCTGCGGAATGGCATGATAAGAAAAGGCGATGATGTCAGAGAGCACCCAACCCAAAAGCCGCTAGGTGTTATGAAATGGTGTATCACGCACCTACCAGACGACACAAATACAATCCTAGACCCCTTCATGGG